CGGAGTGGGAAGGGAATCCCATGGTCCCCGTTGTATACCGTGTTGAAAGTAAGTCGGATTCTTCAAAATCGTTTACAATCTTACACGGATTTGTCCGCCGATCGGATTATACATCAATATGTGCAAGGGTCAAAGCCGTGTTTGCAGGCACATCGGGCATCGCAGAGATCGAAAGTGATGTCTTGCTTTCCGACCCTACACAAGAGATTATTTATCACATTGTTATTTATGTTGATAGGGAGCCTTATACCCATGATTTCTTGTCAATCCAACACATCCTCAGAGCTATCCCCACCTCCAATGGTGTACCAATTGGTGGTCCCATTGCCAAGTAGTTGGACTGTGTGTATTCTTTTAATGACTGTAGTGGTTTTTGCTATTTGTTATGGATCGAGTATTTTATCACAATTATTTCGATATTTTGAGGAGCGCATGATTCGTAAGTGTGCTAAAATGTTTGGATTGTCTCCTCCTGAGGATAAGTTGAAGGAGGTTACACATCAAGATATGCTTTTATTATTAATTTCTGTTGCGACTATTGTTATTGGGCTTGGTGCTTATAAACTTGTTTCACCCAAGGGTGTTTCTCTACAATCTATGCAAAAAAAGGCTTTGCAGAAAAAAGGCATTTCATCGGCGGTTGGTTTTATTACATTATTTGGAGCTAAATATTTTTGTGGTGATCCGTCTTTTGAATTTTTGTTGAATTTGGTCTCATCCACTATGCGACAGGCTACTGATCTGGTTTCTTTAGCGAGTAGTCTTATGGATTTTGCTGATATGTGTACAGATGACCAGGATGTTTATGAGATTCAGGCTGGTGGTTTTAATAGTGTGTCAACTAGTTCAGCTGCTGATTCGAAATTGGATACATGGTGGTTTGATGAAAAAGGACGTATGCTTAATATGAATTATGATTTTACCACTATGCCTGCTTATTTGACTGATTATAATAGTTATTTAGCGGCTTTTTCCAAGGAGTCAAAAAAATCTATGGCTATGTATCAATCTGAAAAAGCTTATTATTCTATGATAAAAGATATAACTTCCTTGGTAAAGCTTAGTGGTGCTAATGTTCAAACAGCTATTGGTGTGTCTTTGAAGCGTCATAATGTTGATGGGTGGCTTGTACCTTGTGAGTCTGCTCATTTACTTTTACATGATCTCCGTGTAGCGCAAAAAGTGGTCAATTCCACTATAATAGAGAATGAGGGTCTTTCTGGTAAGTCCAATGTTGAGGTGTTAGGTAGTAGATGGTATGATTTTATTGCAAATGGTGCCACCCTTAGTTCAAAAAAAGCTTTTGCTTGTAAAATTTGGGCCAAGTCCCATCAAAGAGAATTGTTTATGTTGGGTGCTTTGACTTTATTAGCTGTTGGTATCATGTATAAAGCTTATAGTCGGAAAAGAGTAAAAGTTAATGTTGAGGATGAATTGGTTTTTGAGGGTGTTAATCGTAACCATAAACGCAAATTAATTTGGAGAAGTCCTAAAACTGGGGGATATTATAAATATGATGAATCTAAACATGAATGGGAGAAAATTCAGGATGATGAATATGAAATGAAAAATGGCAAATTTCGATTGATGTCCAAAGATGCAATACAATATGTTGACGATCCTTTTGATGCTCCAGGTGGTGATGAGGGGCAAATTCGTGTTAATGGCAAACAGTATTATAAATATGCTAATGGGGATGTTTATGATAATAAGGGATATTTGGATGATTCTTCTGTTAGTGATATTAGAGGTGTGAATCAACCTGGGAAATGGGTGAAGAAACAAGACTCTGTTGTTAGTTCTGAAAGTATTGAGAGTGCTATTTCCCAGTTGGTTGAGGTTAAATCACAAGTGGATGGTAAGGATGAATGTGAAACTATAATACAAAATCGTAAGATTGATTCCGCTGAGATTGTACAACCACTTATTTATAATGTCTTAGCTTGTGATTCTTCTGATTCTTTGGTTGGTCATCATGTTTGTGCGGTATCTTTGTTTGGTTTGCTTTTCATTCCACATCATACAGTTGGGTCTCATAAACATTTATTTGTTTTGTATGGTGAGAGAAATGAGTTGCGTAAACCTATTCCTATGAAGGCCAAGCGTTTGCATTTGGGAGATTTGATTGTTGTACAATCCCCTATGCCTTCTATATCAGTTAAAAGCATGCGTCCACCTGTTATTGGAGAGAGGGTTACATTTTATTGGCGGGATTTTAATACTTCGAAACAGGTTTCATCTAATGGTGTTGTTGGTAAACAGTTGGTTTATGGTACAGTTCAAGATTCTGTAGAGACTTTTGAGTACTCTGGATCTACTGAAGCAGGTTCGTGTGGTGGTCTTTATGTTGCTAATACAGATGGTGCTATAGTTGGATTTCACGGATTGGGTACGTCTGGTAGTTATCCTAATCAATTTTATCCGTGTTATAATGGCATGTATGAACAAATGGTTGCTATGAGTAAAGTTACAATTAATTATGATTTTGATGTTGGAACACCTTGTACCTTGTCTAAAGTGGTGCAGGAGGGATATCGATCAACACCACAAATTGGGGATAACAAAACAACTATTTTAAAATCATTGCATTCTCGAAGAACTAATATTCGTTGGTTTCGACATCCAACAAGTAAGGGAATGGGTGAAAAATACCATTTACCAACTCCTCAAAATTTTTAGTTGGGTGTAGTGCGTTGGATGACGCATTACACCTATACCCTCCATCCATTTATCAGAAAGCTCGTCCTGTTGATCATCAATATGAAAAGGATGGGCTTCGCATAATGGGGTCAGTTTATCGTCCTTATAAACCCCGTGTGCCTGAGTATTTGGATTATAATGTGCTTGATTATGTTAAGTCCATTGATGATGATAATTATAATGATTATGCTGTGGTGCCTAGAAACACAGTTTTGAGTCGTGAAGCTCTTAAACGTTACACTAATAAAGTAGTTATGCAACCAGAAGATTTAAATGTATGGTTAAATGCTGCACAATCTTTAGAGAAAGAATTTTCATGTTGTGGTCCTAGTGTTATTTTTGACTATGATTATGTTTTGTCTCAATTAGATTCTAAAAAGTCTCCAGGTTATCCGTGGACACTTGAGCATATGTATAAGTATGATTACTGGAATTCTGAGCAGTGTGCGTTTTACAATAATTATCTAGATTCGTTGGCAACTGATGATCCAATACCTGTGTTTTGCTCTGTTCAAGTTAAAGAGGAAATACGATTGAAATCTAAATTAGCTCAAAATAAAGCTCGTACTGTTGTATCTGTGGATGTTAATCATTTAGTGGCTCATTGCACTTATGTTTTGGATCAGAATGAGCGTCTTATTAAAAATTGTTTGAATGGTTGTTCGTCAGCATTGGGAATTAATTTATTACAAGGTGGCACTCAAAAATTGTATTATTACCAGTGTCCTTGGGGTGATATTCCTTGTATTTTGTCTATTGATGCTGATAAGTTTGATGGTAGATACCATAAAGTGGCTTTTGATGTGGTTTATGATATGCGTTTTAAGCTACTTGATGGTCAATATAGAACTCCATTTCATTATAAAAGATTGAAAAATTTATGTAAACAAATATACTCTAGTGCTTTAGTTGATATTGATGGTATAGTTTATTTTAGGGATGATGAAACAGCTGGAAATTGTAGTGGTCAAGGTGCAACCACTCCTGATAATATAATGAAAAATTTTGTTGATGTTCTTGCTATGTATTATTTAGCTGTTCCTATAGCTTTTCGTACATATTTGAGTTTTAAATATTATACACGTCTTGCTCTTGTTGGAGACGATATTATGTTGTCAGTTCATCCTGATATTCAGTGTTATTTTAATCAGGAGTCCATCATTAGAGATAGTGCTAAAATAGGGATGTCTTATACTTTTGAGAGACAAGGATTTACGCGTTTTATTGATTCAACATTTGTTGGTCATACGTTTTTAAGGACACGAATTCCTGATACAGATTTTTATATGTATCTCCCTAATATTGATTGTAATAAAATGAGATCCTCTATGTTGATATTTAATACTGAAAAAATATATCCAATTCAGTCTGCATTAGTTCGTTGTTGTGGAATACGAAATGAAACATTTGCGTGTGAGTCATGTAGAAAATGGTTTAGTGACCTGTATTTGTACTTGTTGACACTTGTTGATCAGTCTGCCAAATATGTGGTTGAGATTAAGAAGAATTATCTCACTGACACCCAATTGTGGATTCTTTATACTGGAATAACTTTCGCCGATTTGTACATCTATAAAAACCGGCCGGTGGCGAATAAAATTTTAACTCCACAATAATAATATAATAATAAATATGCCTCGACGATCTTTACGAGACCAAATTCTTAATCCTGTGGCTCAGACTGCAGAGCGTGCTATAAAACGAGTTGCTCAAACAGAAAAGCGTGTTAATAAACGCTCTCTTAATATGATTCGACGTTTTACTTTAGGACCTAGAAGTGGCTCACAAACTTTTAAGCGTCCTCGTCGTTCTAATCCAATTCGTCGTGTTCGTAATAGACGTAATATTAATCGTAATAATCCTAAAAATATGCGACCTGATTCTTATCAAGCTCCTGTGTGTATTAAAAAATCTGAGTTTGTTTGTAATGTTAGTGGTTCTTCTTCATTTATTGCTCAAAATTATGGGGTTTCATTATTAAATAGTCAGTTATTTTATTGGGGTTCCCAGGTCTTACCCAATTATGAAATGTATAAAGTTAAGAATATGACATTTCATTATAAAACAACTTCTGGTAGTGTATCATCTACTAGTGCGTTAGGCACAGTTATGATGGGTGTAGTTTATGATGTTAATGATCCTATATTAATAGATCAATATTCTATGTTAAACTATCAAGGTTTTAAACAAGTTGCTATTGATAAAAATTTATCCATTCCTTTAGTAACCAAAAATAATCCATTGAAAGTTCGATATATTTCTCATAATCCTAGTGCAGCAGAGTTTAATGATTATGGTGTTTTTTATATTGCTACTTATGGTAATCCGGGTACAGGTACTGTAGGACAGCTTTGGGTTGATTATGACCTTGAGCTTTATATTCCACGTCCTGCTAATTTGTTGGTTCAGCAAACTGGCCATTCTAGTCAGACTTCCTCCGTTGCTAATATTGGGTGGATTTTTCAGGGGACAATGGTTGGTCCGAATTTGGTTACAACTAATTATCAAGGTAATGATGAACAAATATATATTAATGCTCCTGGTTATTATATTATAGAAGTGGGTACATATGTTTCTGGTGGTTCTGCAGCAGTTTCATCTTGGGGCACTACTCAACCAACTTGTATTAATTGTGTGATATATACTCCTTCTTCTTCTGCATATGATGTTCATTTGCCTAATATATTTAATTATGGTGTAATGGGAACTGGTGTTGCCATTTGTGTTGCACGATTTTGTCTTGATGCTTCTGGTTGGGTTTATGGAAGCACTGTTTTTCAACTTAATAACGCTGCTGTGTTTAGCGCTGTTGGACCATATTTTAACACTCTTTCAGTTATTAAGACGCCTAATTTAACTAATCCTACATCTGCAGTTTTGCCTCAGATTTCTGTTATGAAGGATGAAGTTGAAGAATTAAAAAGACAATTTGCATTATTTAAAGCTAATGATTATATAACTTTAGATGGTAACACCAATAATAATAATAATCATCGTTTGGGTTATTATCGTGAACCTGATACCCCAACGATATTGGTTAAGACCTCTCGGTCTTCCTCAAACAAATAGTTTTGGTAAGCTTTATCCATTACTTTGTATTATCCTCCATTTTGGAGTGTAAAAGCATTTATAATTTTAATCAGCTGGTAATTATTCCGATTTTTATCGATGACAGCTTAGTTTTAACATGTTTTATGAATAAGTAACTCCTGTTGAACGCACACATCACAATGAGTGTGGTGTGTAGTTTATAATTGACACCAAGTGCTTTTAGTTTTCATGTTAGTGAGTTTTCTTTAGAATTGTTTGTTTTTTGATAGTTCTAATGAATCAGTGTAGATAAAATACTATGGTTCTTTCTC